GGTTTCAATGCCGTCACCGCTGGTGCGTTCTTTTGCAGATACTCCTCATCAATCTCGCCAATACCCGTCTCCCTCAAGTCGCGCACAAGTTTCCTCGCATCACTCACCTTAATGTCAGGCACCGAGGCACTGATTAAATTAGCCGCCTCATCCTCCGCTTCAGGATTCATTATCATTTCCGGTAACCCGGCAACAATCGAATCTGGTTGCTGCATCGCAATAGCGGCAACCTCCTCAAACGTGATCTTCTGCTTCCTAACCGCAGCCTTCTGATCCCAACCAACATGGAAGATTGTCCAGCCATACTGCTGCCCGAATTGCGAACCCAACTGTGCCTCGCGCAACAACTCCTGACTCATCTTCGTCTCACTCAACCAACGCATCAACGTAGTTGCCATTGTCGCCTCACTGCTGTCGGTAACCTCAGTCCCGCCCACGTTGACCTTGCTGCGCTGAAACGCAGTCGTCATCAGGCAACTCAACTCATTGCAGGTCGAGTCAACCAGGCGCGTGCGAACATCTGACGCTCCCTCAAATGGAAAAACCTGCTCACCGTCGGGCATCGCCTCTGAATGCTTCTTCCCGTCATCAGTCTGACCCGTCCAGCGGCACAGACGTATATCGTCCGCATTGCTCACCTGGGCGAAGTTGTTGTAGTCAAACAAACTGCGTTGCAGTTCATTGTTCAAATAAACCACATCCGGTTTCTTGCTGGCATTAACCAGTTGGTCTGCCCCGTCATTATTATATTCAGCCATTGTTATTCCCCTTTTTTATTAATTTATATAACTCATCCCGATAGTATCGGTACTGTCCACCCTTTGTCCGGTAGACGTTGAGGATTCCTTCATCCCTTAAATACTTGAATTCCCTCCTGTCGAGTCCCGTTATTTCACTCGCCACACTTAAAGGCACAAGGGGTGGATATTTTTCCTCCATGACATTCATATTTTAATAACTCCCAATCTGTCCTCTCGCCATATACACACTCTTATCCTCACCCTCGGGATCCATCACTGCCAGGTATGCCAGCGCATCAATGGGGTCTTTGGTCGCCCCCTTCTGACCGTCCCGCCCAGTCCATTCCCTCATACTGTAAATCAAGTTCTCGCAGTTGTTGGACACATATAAATCCGGCTCATTCACCACTGAACAAATTGGCTCATCCAAGTCATATGCCAGCCAGTCATTAATAATCCCCACACGCTCATCAATCCTCGTCCCTGCGCTGGGCGTGAAAAACATCGGGGGATCCTCCTCCAATAACTCCAGTAAACTCGTTCCACCCGCCCGACCAGCAGATTGTGTCCCCGCACTCCTCGGATCAATATACCTCTCCGCAATCTCCTCACCATCCTCCATCGATAGTATCATATCCTTATACTCCTCAATGCCCCGCCCAGCCTGGTTGGTCTGCGCCACCCCAGGCTTGCCGTCCGCCTTCGCTGACGCAATCGCCCACTCACCCATGCTCACATCAGGCCACTCACGATACACCCACTTCCGCCCTGACCGATCCACTCTCACCCATAACATGAACCAGTTACGCGCACCAGCAGGGTCGCATACCATGTAATTGGTTCCCTCCTCGGGGATGTCCTCCCCCTTCACAATGTTATGATCCCCGAAACGCGGGAACTGCGTACCCTGCAAACTCTCCGCCCATCCATATGCCCTGATCTTAACCTCATACGGGCCGCGTCCCTTCAACGTCTTCGCTATCTGATTAAATGGTGAATACTCATTCATCACCGAATGAAACCACATCGCCGCTGAATCAGGCCGGTGACACCTCGCCCGGTAAGGCATCGTCCCACGCTTCCCCCCAGGCACGTTAATCTCACTCTTCAATAAGTCCGCATCCTTCCACTCAGTTATAGTCGCCCCACTCAAATACTCCTTGATCACCGGCGTGTATCCGCTGACAGGCGTGAACGTCAAAAGAATCTTTCCCTCACGCGTTACCGTCCGATAACGCAACGTCTTCAACCAGTCGTGATTGATCTCCTCATCTATCCAAATAAAATCACATTCACCGCCCTCGATCACTTTAATATCCTGACTCTGGTTCAAAAAGAAACACTGCGCCCGGTTAGGCAATACAAACGTGTCCTCCGTAAAACCATTCTTCTGCGTATAACTCACATTAGTTATCTTGGTCTTTTTAACCGTCTTATACTCCGCTGGCAAATACTTATAAACCAACGGTTGCTGCATCTGCACACTACTCATGTGGGTCGTGTGGATACACCAGATACGGGACTCATCATAATGACTCAACAACCAGCAAACACGCTTGGCCGCATACTCACTCTTACCCGCACGGTTCCCGCCCAATATAATAAACTCACTGATCTCCGGATCCTTCAATAACTCATCCGCATCCTTCCAGTGGGGAGGCTCATACCCATGCCGATAAGGATCCATCCTCTCAGCCAGTATCTTGTCCTCACGCAATTGCAACATCTTCACCGTCTCATCAATCCCAATGTTGCCAACATACCTCTGCACATCCTCCGGTGTAGGAGAAGATATGATCGGGTGAGGAGTAGGAACATACCCCTTCAAGTTATCTTTTTTAACCTCCTGAAATATCACCGTGCCTCCTAATTATTCCTGATCCTCTTTTCATTCTCCCGCTCCTCATTAAACGCCGCATCCAGGGCAACATTAAAATCATCGTTCAACCGCTCAATCAACTTCCGGGTGTCTCCCTCCCCCATCCCATGCCCCTCACAATGCTCCACAAATCGATCATGCTCATCCAACAGGAACGTCGATACCAACTCCATCTCCTCCAAGGTGACTACCATCTCCCCGGCCTCCTGGGATGCCGTGTCGCCTTCAGAAATCCCGCAGCCTGTTCCTGCACATCTATTTCCATTTGCGGCATAAAGTTCTCTGTCGTCTTGGTCATGCACTTCCGGTTCCCCCCATCAAACCTTACCAGCAACCAAACAGGATCAAACTTCCGCAAAACTATAGCCTTATCCTTCCGGCCATTAGTTCTTAAATTTCCTTTTACACCCAATAACTCCTTAACCCGATGAACCCCCTGCGGAGTATACTCAACCGGGAACCCCCGCTGCCAATCCCAGTCAACTCCCTTCTCCAACTGGGGACGCAATTCCTTTATCTCAATACGGGCCACACCCGATAATTCAGCTAGTTCTTTTTCGGTCATAATCAATTCCCACACATACCATCACACTCATCCAGAAATGTAAGCTGCCCCTGCTCAACATCCGTACTCAAATCCACCTCGTCCAATGGCTTTAATGATCGGTGGAGATATAAAGCTGATTTCGTCCCATTCAGCCCGCCCCTAATCTCCTTATCAAACTTCACCACATCATCCCACTCATCAGGATCTTCCCTAATGCTCCTCCACTCCTTCAATGAATGATACGGACACCCCACACACGCAGAACGTGGAGGACGGGGATAATCATTCTTCTCCAACCACCTCAAACAGTCGTGCCGACTCATCCGCTTCTCAACCAAGGGGAAAATGTTTTCCATCCATTTATGGGGCGACTCCTTCATCCGCTGAATCTCATCCAAACTAATCCCCATGAAGTTCCGCACCTTAACCCCTTTAGGAACACGCTGCCCCTTTTTTAATCCCAATAATTCCCTTACCTTCCGGTAAATAGGATCAATCTTATACTCCTTGGTACACTGCCTCATCAACAAACCAACCCCATCCCCCTGGTCAGTAAAAAACGGGGGAGTCGCTACCCGCTTGCCCTCCCGCGCACTCAATAAAACATCCTTCCGCAAATCACCATGACTGACGCGATGAACCGGGTAAGGCAGTTCCTCCTCCAACCAATCCAAATGCTCATACACCTCCCGAGGTTCCCACATCGTATCCGCAAATATAGCCGCATCCACCTTCTCCACTTCACCTCGCGCTGCCATCAATGCCAGACACGTTGACTGCACGCCTGCGCCCAAAGAAAGAATTGTTAGAGGTTTCATTAGCTAAATATCCAGATTGACAACAGATCAGTAATCCCCCTGCCAGTGCGAGGCAAATCCTCCGCCTTCAACCCCCGCTCTATCTCCCTCACCAATTCCCCGTCATTTCCAATAGGACGGTCATCACCCTCAAACAAAGTATGCTCCCACTTGTCAGGAGTGAATGTCTCAGCCGCTTGGAAGGGGTGATGTGGAGGAGTTGGACAGCGGGAAGGGGGCATCTCACAGAACATTCGCCCAATAACCTTACGGCACTCAGGCGCATTAATAATATCCCCCTCAACCAAGGGACGCTCAGTAATCTGCTCGGAAAGAATGGTGTCAGTAAGGGATGCGGTCATGGTA